AAAGGTAAATACTGAGTTTTATATAATCACAAAAACCAAATGTACTCAAAAATAAAAACGAAACGTGCTTTTTTAACTTTTGGGATGGGTGGTTTTGAAAAACGAAATGTGACTTTTATTTGGCACACACGGGTTGTTTGAATGGTGTTTGAATGGTGTTTGAATAGCATTTGCATTCGATTTATTTTCTTACCTTTGTACCAGCACATTACCAATACTCACAATATTCACATTTTAAAACACTACACAATGAAAAAACTACTTTACTTACTTGTACTTGCCCTACTGGTTGTGGGCTGTGAAAAAGAACCGGATACGAAAAAGTTCAGCATCAACCAAAATGCGAAGGTTCGTATTGAAGGAGTTCAGCATTCATCTGCTATGCGTGTTAAGGCTGATTCTATAAACCCTAACTACCTATCTGACCTTGAAATTGTAAAGCTGGCAGACAGGATGTATGGACACAATGACGATGTTTGGGATAAGCCTTATAATCTTGGCTGGCAAGGAAAAGACACTATATCTGATAACCCTGCCTTGCTACGTCAAGCATCTGATGTAATTGCCGACCTAACCGGTTATAATGAATATGGATTGGTTTATGAGTTCCTTGATGCCTACGACTTAACCATTAGCCGAATCGCAAACAAAGCTTCTAATCCAAGTGCAGACAAAGAGATTTTAGATACTATCGCTTATATACCCAACGAAAACATTCGCAATGCCAAAGAGCTTATTTTAGTGGCTTGGGAAGAAAAAGATACTACCGCCATATACGATGTATTTAACAACGCTTTCAAATTCCATCCTATCACAGGGGAAGAATGGCGGGCACTTAAAGCCGAAAACAAGCAATAAAACATTAAGGTCGGTCGCTCCCGACCTTTTTTAATTATTATCCCCAACAATCACATAATCAAAATCAGTGTCAATGCCCGTGCCGCTAAGATTGGTAATAACCACTACAACGGAGGTATTATTTTTTGTTGATACGTACGCTGTACGACTGGCCGCACGTGGCGTTATTTGTACAGCATAGTTAGAGTGTCCAATATTGTGAGGTATCGTGTATGTACCACTGCTCACACCAGCATTACTTAAACTTTTTTTCGCTCCCCAAACATTGGTTTGACCTCCACTTGTAGCTGCCACACTTCCCGCCGCCAGCACACCGGGTATATCTGTTTGTCCGCCAATTTTGATTCCGTCATTAATCAATTCAATCTTAGTTTTTCCATCGGGCGATGCCATCAGCGTATTGCCTCGGTAACGCAATGGGATGCTATCTTGTAATGATAAGCGGAAATAATTATCGCTCATGCTGTCAGTAAACGAGATACCGTCCGAAGCAATAACTAATTTCTTCACTAAATACTGAATGCCCATATCAGCACTGTAATAAACAGCAATACTGGCATCAGAACTTTGCTGTGATGTGTACCCAAATTGCATTCCAAGCACAAGACGGTATCTTCCTTGTGGCAGTATGTCAAGCTCATTATTAGGGTCAGGATAGTCCAGCGGATACGTATAATAATTTACGTTTCCTTCTGTTGAATAATCATGACCGTACCCCATATCAACCCAAGATGTTCCGTTAAATTTTTCAATTCCTATAAATCCATCAGTACCGAATCCCGTCAATCCACTACCATAACCAACCCTTAATTCTACATCCATACTTACTTTTGCATCGTATATAAGTTCAAACTCTTTGGTGTAGTCAAGAAAAAGCTCACTAATAGGCTTGTGTGCCGGGTCGTTAATATTAACAGCATCTTCATGATAATACTGCTCTATGACATAACTTTCCTTTCCCTCAATATCTTCCAATGAGGGTATATTTGCGTCCGGCTCGATAATAATAGACTTTGAAGCAAATATTTTTCCTAAAGACAATTTTCCATCATCAGTCCACCGTAACTGATTTGCTGCCATATGTCCGCTACCATCTTTACGCAATATGATTTTAGCATTATCATTCAAAGCATCCGCATAATCACCCCCTGCCCAAAATCCTATGTTATCGCTTAATCCGGACATGCCTGCCGTAATGTTTCCTTGCTCGTTTTTCATACGCAGCAAGTTGGTGGCAAGCAGCCCGCCATGCACATCTGTTGTGCCCCTGAGTGCTGCTTGCAAGTATTCAGACTCATTGATGCGTTGTGTAGCATCGTCAAGCTTAGGATTATGAATTTCAACCCAGCTAAAGGTAGAGGAATATCTGAACATTCTACCCTGTGTGTCATCATACCAAATAGCTCCTACATTGTGTTGTTTTTCATCATCACTATGCCAATCATCTGAAGGAGAATCCTCTCTCTGATACACCGGCACGTCGGCATCAAGTTGTTTTTGTAAAAACAAACTTACGTCATTTATGCTTTTGTAGTTGCCCTTGGAAAGGAAGGAGATATTGCCGCGTATTTCACCGGCATCTAAGTCAAATGTTGTATTTCCATCTCCGGAGGAAATCCTGCCTGTACGAATAACCCCTCCGCTGATAGTTGTTTGACCATAAGTGAGCGAAATGCCCCTAACCCCATTAACAGGAGAGTGAAGAACGCCGATAAGGAATAACCAGTGAATATCGTCCGAATCAAATTTTTTAGCAACGGTTGACAAATGAATATCACCTGTTGAGCCGCTTTTAGAACACCGGACATATATATATAATGCTTCAGTTTGATTCTCACCCGTGATGGTCGTGTTACCTGCGGCAATGGTCCATTCCTTTACCTCATTTTCCACCAATGTAAAATGCATCAGCACGCCGGCAGACCAATGAAGCGATTGCGCATTGGCGTTGTAGTTGGGCTGCAAAAGACAGGTAAGTTGATATTGCTGCGACTTGGCACCAACGGAAATCATCCCTGCCTCGATGGAGAGCGGACGAATGTTTTCGGCATCAAAGTAACCATCCGGATCAAACACCATTTCCTTCAACTCACGTGTTCTGCGCTCGGATACGATACCGGCACGTCGTCGGGCCTCGTCCAGAGTGATAATGCCCGTGTCGATGCGCCCGAGTTCGCTATCAATACGTTGCAACAAAGTTCTTGTTACCGTATTGGAGAGCTCAATGTTGATATTAAAACCTCCACGTAAATCTTTTTGAAGTGATACTATTCGAATATTTTCATCAACACCCAAATCCTCATCCAACACATGCACATCATCTCCGCATTGTATTGTCAATTCATGTGTGCGAGCATATATTTCTGAAAAGCGTACCCGGTAATCTACTTTTGCCGTGTCGTTGTCGGCAAGATAGGTTTCAGCTTTATCTAACAGCTCTTCTTCTGCTGCTTGAACATATGCCGGTGGCATCTCAACATCTAACAACACATACTTATCGTCCACTGCCGGCTTTAACAACTCGGTTGGCAGTGAAAAATCCTTGTCTTCTTTGTTCTCGATAATCACAAATTTACCGCTGTGCTTGTAAGACTCTATTTCAAAACTATAACCGGCACAATCTCCGGTTAGGAACTGTATTTTAGCCGGTACATTTGGTAGCAAGTAATTATTAACGTCAAAATCTATTTTGTTATCTGAAAAAGTAAATTTATCACCCACAGCAGTTACCACACCCGCACCGGTAAGTTGCAGCCTAGGATATACATCTTCAAAGACTTTTGATTGTTCAACGATACCATATACGGCGGTATTGGTTGAGTCCAAGTAAGTGTCCGGATCGGGGATCATCAATCTTTTAGAACCATCCCTATATGAAGATGCAATATTCTTGTCTGAACCAAACGGATACAGCCGGGTCACCACATCTGCACTGTTTACCGACACCCTTTCTATATCATAGACGGTAGAACCGTACTCCAACGTCAATTCCCTTGCTGAAGATTGTTTGCCAAAGTGTATGGTTTTATTTCTGACGTGATATTCAGTTTCAAATTCAGCAGCCAGCCGGTCCAGTACGTTCAGGCAGTTTTCATTGTTAAAGGTAAGTGTGCGGTATTCAGTTTCTTCCACATCACCCTTAACCCAGCCGGTTCCTGTTCTATTGGCATTGGCAATCAAAAGGTCAATAAACACCTCAGCCGTTCCGGTGAGTGAGAACTCACCCTGTGGTGGCGCAGGTGTATTGTCAAAGAACATATAGATGGCTTTAAGCAGGTCATATTTGGGATGCTCAAAAACGGCTGAGTATTGAAAAAGATGAGAGGATATTTTCTTTATTCCGGGTAGTTTATTCAAGGTATAGCGAACCCCCTCAAAAGTTACATAATCACCTACCATCAAATCAATTTGCACAGGCAAATCAAATGAAACAGTCAATTTATGTTCACCCATCACCTTTTCGGTGTAATTGGATGAGGGCTGCGCCTCGATTACTACAAACAATCTGTTATCTCTGTATATTTCCATGATTATTAAATTAGTTTTACGGATTGAACCTATACACAGCCATCCCGTTGTTAGGTACCCAAACAAAAATATCAACATAGTTATCCTTAACTTCAGCTTGTATTGAGAGATGAACTGCGGCATTTGGAGCATCCCAGTCTGAAATAACATTTGCCACTTTCGTAGCATAGTAAAACGAGTCTATCTTATATATAGCGATGCTGCCAAATCTATCAGAGGCTAATGCAATGTACATTTGTTCTTTAACGAAAAACCCACACCCTCCGCCTGCACCAGGTAGTGATGCTGAAGGTAATGAGTAACACATACTGTTTTCGGGACTTCCCCAATTAATTTTGATGATATCCGCCCAAGCGTTCTGTCCGCTTATAATGATTTTATTCTCATCTATCCAGTATAAATCTGTGGCTGCAGCTGCAACATTATTTCTAACTCCCTCAATTACCAGAGGCGCCTGCGGGTCAAGTATCACTCCTCCCTCTACCATCCATATTGCTATTATATTCTCGAATAAGGCTGCTCCGGCAAGTATGCCGGTTTTCGAAAAATCACCGTAAGCTGCCAAGTAATCAATTCTTACTTGACCTATATTTACAATATCTACGTCATAAAAACTATTTACACCATTAACTATCAGTGTACCGCGTAGCTTACTGGTACCACCAGCCATCGCACTGGCAAATATATTTCCGACCTTGTCTGCAGTAATCGAAAAACCAACCACGCTATCGTTCAAATAACTACTCTTAAGCAATCCGTTAGCAAGGCTGACATAATGAATTGCGTGTAATTGTTTATCGATAACTGCCATAGAATTATTGACCAGGCACGCACTACGGGCATGAGTGTCTCTATTCCAGGGATAGTCGGTTTGCTTATATTTCAATACAAGAGGTTCTCTTTTATATATTCGCGACGCCGGATCTTTCTCTAAAACATTCAACTGATAACGTGCAAGGAAAACACCGTTTTGTTTCACAAGCTCCCCGGTAACTAATCCCTCGTATAACAAATTGAGCGTAATACCTAATTCGGTAATCTCCATCTGGAACCCTTCAGGTTTTTTAATAGCGAACAAAAAATCATCATTTTTCATCCAAAAATCTGAAGTGTCATTAGCAACAATCACTATTGGGAGCGACATTCTTTTAGCTTCATAGTAAATTGGTGAAGATGTATCCACATCCAATCCACTTTTGTCCAAATAATTATATTCTGCCCTTTTCTTGATAGATGGTGGAGAAAGAATTTCCTTATATGCTCCTTTGAGTAACATACACCCATAACTTGCGTACATATCATCTCCATTTAGTGTCCAAAGTCCGTTCATATCCTTCTTTATTTAACCGTCATTCCATTTACTTTCAAATACTGAATATTGTCGTCTATTCTTTCAAGCAGACGACAGTACTCTGTGTTATCTTTTATGCGTTCAAGTGATGCAAAGATTTGTGTCATTGACTCTCCGGAACGCTTTGCCTCTCCTGCCAAACTTGCAACATTCAAGCGCATGGCAGTAAGCTGACCAACTAACGCCGATCCGGTTTGCTCGCTCATATTGGCTACATCGCCTTTTATTCCCTGCGGTGATGCCATTTCTTTTGCATCCTGAAATATGCCTCCCAAGGCCTGGTTAGCCATCTCTAATGCTTTGGTAAAATCACCCCCCAAAGACTCAACGCCTTGTCTGAACCTGTCAGCTTCAGCTTTTGTCAACTCGCCACCACTTTCCATGTCGTCGGCAAACTGATTAACCAATTTTTCAAGCGGTTTTTCCAAATAACGCAGCTTAAGTGAGTTGATAACCGCCTGGCGTATCACATCATCAATAGTACGTCCCATCGCCTCTGCAGCATCTTCCCCTGCACGAAAAGCCGAAACAATAGAGTCGGCAAGTTGTGATGCCAAATCCCGGGCTGATGTCTGGGTGAGGCTCTCTACAATATTGTCAACAACATCTTCACTTTGAGCCTTCAGCTCATCAATCTTATCTTTCCACTCGTTGATTTGGTTTTGGTCCTGTTTTTTCTTTTTCTTCTTTTCTTCCTGTTCAATGAGTTTGTAATACTCATCAATTTGTTTTTGAAGATTTGCGAGCTGCTCTCTCTGCTTCTTGTACACATCTGTACCAAGAGCTTTTCCGATATCCCGCTCTAACTTTTTGTACTCACGCTCTAAATCCTGGATGTTCTTTTTATGCTGCTTTTGTGCTTTTTCAATGTCTTTCGATTTTTTGTCAAACAGTTTGATACCGTTCACCACCAATTGAATGGCACCCTGAATCATTTGCATGGGATTTCCGGATGCAATACCCATTGCCAAGTCTGCAGCACCGCCGACCATTCCAACAATCTGATCAGCCGTTTGCTTTTCCTCCTCGCTAAGCAAGCCTAACTCATTCAGTCCATCAACGGCAGCAGAGAGAATATCATGCACGCCCTTTAGCGATGAGGCAGCAGCAAGCGCTGTGCTCTCTAAGGTTTCATTTGCAGCAGCTTCTAAATTTGCAAGTTCTCCAATCCCGGCACCAGATTCCCGTTTTTTCTCTAAGGATTCTTTTGCCTTTTTGTATTTTGCAAGCCCATCTATCAGGTTTTTAAAAGGATTGTTCGCCGACTCCTTACCCATGCCGGTAGCGCTCAACGAATCAAGTATTTCCTGTGCTTTTTCTTTTGTGATTTTTTTTGCTTCAAGTTCTGCTTCAACTCTTTTGCGGATGTCTTCAATTAGCTTTTCGGTTGTCTCTTTGGATATCTTGAGCTGCTCATTGGTAGCAACTTTATAAATGTCGGTCTCAGCAATCATCTGTGCTGTGGTATCAGATATCTTTTTCTTCCTTTCAGCCTCATACTGATCAGCAATATTTGTAAGCCCCATTTCGCGGGCTTTTTTTATTTTTTCCTCATAATCGTTTGCAATCCTCACTCTGTCATCTGCCGATTCCTTTGCAAGCTTAATTATATCATCAGTGTACGATTTAGTTGCATTCTTTCTTTTTTGGTTATAGGCATCTTCCATGGCTAAGACTGCATCCGCATTCTGCTTAGCAAGTTCCGGATCTATATCTGCAAGGGAAGTAGCTGCCGTAAATCCTTTTTTGTCTTTGCCGGCTTTGTTGTATTCATCGATAATTTTTTGTTCTTTTTCTTTTATCTTCTCAATCTCTTCTTGCTCCTCTCGGGTGATGGCATCTAAGGTTTTCTGCAGGTTTTCTTCCCGCTGGTCAAACAGTAGCCTGGCGGTTTGTTTGTTGATTTCTAAAAGCTGCTGCCCGATGGCTTTAGCTGCATCGAATTGCTGTGTAGCTTCTTTGTTATCAGGATCAGGATCAGAAAAGTTCAATCCCAAATCAATTAGTCCTTCGGACTGGATGTATTTGTTTATCTCGGCAACGGCATCGTCAATTTCTTTTATTTGTGTCGCTTTGAATTGATTGAAATAAGCTTCTTGCCCGTCTAAGAAATCAGCTTCTTCAACCGTCCTCGCCTTGGGCCGCTCAAATGTCATGGATTGCACATCCATTTTTTTTGCAAAAAGCTCCGAAAGCTCCTTTTCTTTTGCTTTGAGTTTGATGGATTTTTCAAGCGAGAGAATATAGTTATCAACTGCTGTTTTATTTTCACGAATTACCCTGCCTTCTTTGTCCAATTCAGCCGTATAACCCGGAATGATGGATTTTAATTGCTTGATGATATTCAACTTTTTATCTCGGCTTATATTTTCTGAATTAAGTGCAGCTCGCAGTGTTTCAACTTTAGCCATCTCTTTGCCATAGGCATCCGACATTTCTTTGGCTGCTTGTCTTTGTGCTTTAGCTGCCTCTTCGGCTGCCTTTTTTTGTTCTTTGTTTTTGCGAATCAACTTATCAACAACAACTACTAACCCGGTGATGGCAACAGAGAGACCCAGCGTTAATGTTGCCATAAGTGCCTTTGCTGCTACGGTAGATATACCCAAGGTAGTTGCAACCTTTAAATTAGCTGCAGCCCACAGATGTTTAGCTTTAGTAAGAAGTTTAACAGAGAAATAGGAGTCTTTTTGAAGTGTTGTTGCCACCTGTTGTATTCCTATTGTAATTGCCATCGCTGCTTGCAGACGGGTTTGTATGCGTGCAAGTTCCTCGTTTTCTGCCCCAAACAGCGCAGCCGTACCCACAGCAGCACTCATAGCCCCGGCAAGTCCGGAAACGCCTTGCGTTACGGCGTGAAAGCCTGCATTCGGGTCGGAGAGCACCTGTGCCTGTCTGCTGACAGACTTCATTTGCGCACCTAACTGCTCAAGCTCTGCCCGGGCTGCTTTCCATTCTTCTGTACCACGCATGCCGGCAGCCTCTAATTTTGCTAAGGTGTCTTTTGCCTGGATCATCTTGCTGCTCAGTCTTTCATAAGCTGTTGCTGTTTGGTCTAATCGTGATTTTAGGGACAGAAGCGTTTCTTTGTCAACCTCCAACCCTTGTTTAAGGTTTTGCAGTTCCCCCTGTAGGTTACTTTTGTTTTTACCGGGTGCCAGGTTTTTCAGCTCTTTTTCTAAGATTTTGATGTTGGAAAGTGTTGCTTTCATATCTGCCTCCAACTCCCGTATTTGTGCTCTGACTTCGGCTTTAGCCTGTTTGGCAGACTTACCGATATCCTTCACCTGTCCCTCCACTTTCTTACCCTCGGAGTCAACATTGCCACCGATTATAAAATCAATATTTACTGGATCTAAACTCATAGGGCTAATTTTGATATCTCATCATCCCAGTTTTCCGGGCTAATGATGTGTTTGTTATCTTTTACGTATCCGGGAGCATCGGCAAGCTTAAGCTGCAGCTGCAACCAACTTTCTCCCCACAGTATGTATTCGTGTGTCCATCCTGTTTCCTTTTGAATAGACCATATCAGTCCAAAAAGGCTATGGGAACCCTCCATGCGGCTCTCTAACTCCTTTTTCTCTCGTGGCTCAAATTCATCGGCGATGTCATTTGCATCACCGAAAGTAATTTGATAGTATTCGTAAAATCCTCCGGTCTCCCATACAAATAAATCATCATGACTAACTTCTGAAGCTGATAGGCACTCATGTGCTTTTTGATGTGCCGGGCAAGGGAAGTACGAAATATTTTTATCTTCCATCGCTTTGAAAGAAGCAGCGCTGCTACAGCCCCACATGTCTTGTCTATTAGTTCGGCGGTAATGGGTTCGTCCTCCGCTTTTTCATAATCGCCTTTGACCGCCGGTAGCTCAGAAAGGTAAATCAGCTGTCCAAGCCTAAGCTGTCGTATGACAAACTTTATTTTACGTTTACCAAAGAATTTTAAAAACAAAGGCGCGGGTAAATGAAACGCCGCGCCTCTATCTAACAGCACCTCAGCGGCTGCCATCTCTACTGTTTTGTCAATCATAACGCGTGTGTTTACTTCGGCTGCTATTCACTTAAGATGCAGCCCCTCCTATTTGAATTGACTTAACTCCCGTTTTGGTCGGTTGCAGCACCTTGCCGGTTATAATAACCTGGGCAATGCCGGCACGTGTCAATTGATAATCAATGCGTGCACGAAGCGACACCCTTGGTAAGATGATCGGGCTTCCCACTTTCGGGGTGATCTTTACCGACTTTTCTAACAATGATGCCGAATCGGGAGCTTCCCATTTTTTGTTTGGTGCAGTACCCGTCGATGTTCCTCCCAATACCTTTACCAAAGTATCCGGGTCAAAATCAATGATTGCCCACTCAACGGTGGTTCTTCCTTTTGTAGTGATAGAGATAACGGGATCATCCACATCCTCTACCTCATGTTCGATCTCTTCGCCTTCGGCTTGCTCAAGCTTTGCTGTGTCTTTGTAAACCTTTCCAAGGTCGGTAAAGTTTGCCGACACATCACCATCGACTGCAATGTCGCCGATTTGAATTTTTGAGAGTCCGGTTAAATATTTTTCTGCCATGTCTATAAAAATTAAATTGTTAATTATTTGTTCATTATTTAAAATGCTTTGTCAGTCTCCGAGTCACAAACACCACCAAGAGCACCCAGGATGCTAATCCCGACCACCAGAAAAACTTTGCAAGCGGCAATGTCTTTTCCACTTGTTGGGTGTGAGTCTCTGACTGCTGCAGTAATGTTTTACTTTCCTCTTTTTCCTTTGCAGGAAGATAGATAGTATCACGCTCTCGATGTGCTGCAAGGGAGAGAATCCCCTTTTCGAAAGAGTAATCCGTCGTAAAGCCCTTGCTTGTTTTGTTGGAAATCTGTCGTAACAACACCTTATTAGTTGAATCGCACTCAAGGAGTGCATGCAGGGTTACGCTGTCTGCCGGCAATGCATAAGGCACTAATTTTTCCACCTCTGTCCTTATCACCTCAATATGACTGCCCTCACTGCTTTGCACCATTGGCTTTTGTGATTTGCACCCCACGCCAAAGAGTACTATAAGCAATACAAGCCCCATTTTAGCCGACTGCCAGCCTTTCAGCTTCTTCCTTTTTTTGTACCAGGTTATCATGATTGATTTCCTTTAGAATTTTTAAAATCTGCCGGTTGGTGCTCTGCAGGGACCTGACGGTCGTTTGCATTCCTGCAATTTTCTCATGCAACACTTCCATTTCCGTTTTAAAGTAACGCTCGCGCTCCTCTAAGCTCTCGCGCCATATCTGTGCAACCTTCTGCACGTTTTCAATTTCTGAGGCACCAGCAACAGCCATAGCCTGTCGCCTTTGAGAGCGAAGCATCACCACCGTTGTAATGAAGCCACCGCCTAATATGGCATTGAGTATAAGACTGATGTACTGTTCCATGTTGCTAAATGTTTTTGTACTCCTTTTTTGCATCAAAACAGGGACACTGCTTGATCCATTCATCGGGTGAAATCACCCCATCACCGTTCAAATCCGGAGACAAATCACGATGTCCCACAATCTGCGCATCCGGATACAATACCACAAGCTCCTCAAGCAGCTGCTTCATGGCTTCCTTCTGTGCATCTGTGCGGGTGTCAGCGGGCTTGCCCTTGGCGTTGATACCACCTTCGTAGCAAACACCTATGCTTTCCTTGTTGAAGCCCAACACATGCGCTCCTACGAGCTGCAATGGTCGCAAGGGGTGCCTATAGCCGGAGCGACGAATGTAAAAGTGATAACCGGCAGAATTGAAGCCCCGCTCACGGTGATCCCTTTCCATCATCTCGGGCGTGTAATCCTTCAGCTCACTTGTAGCCGAACAATGAATCACTATTAAATTGATATTGCGAGAATTTCTTTTTGCCATAATCCTTTTTTTTAAATTTCTCAGCCCTGTGTCATGGGGAGGGCAGCCCTTAGGCATGCACACTCCCCTTCACACACGGGTTTTTGAAAGATAAGTTAAACAAACAACACTACTCGGCTGCACGTGTTACAAGAACAGTGTATGTGCCGGTTGAAAACCCGTCAGCTGAAGTAACTTCAACTACAAAAATATTTTCACCCACCGCCAAGTTGCGAGCATCAGAGACAACATTGCTCTCAAGGGTTACAGATCCCAACTTGATAAGCTGCCCCTCCTGTGATTGCTTAGCCTTCACGGTGGTAGTTTCTTTATTGTTGGCTGCTGCAATGGTGTAGTTGTGCGTACCGGGTTTAAAAGCAGGCACCAGCGTACCGGCAGAGAATACAAGCGAGTCAAGCTCCACGGAGTTAGCCTTGATAGCTTCTGAACGGGCATCGTAGAGAACGATATCCTCGTCAAATACAATATTGGTGTCAGCTTTCATCAGCATTTTGAAGAAATACTTTTCACCGGCATTGGTCAGCTTGTCAATCAGGATTGCCTCCTGATCATCTACCAAAGATACACCTGCCCAGAAGTTTGAATCAACGCCTGTAGAAGTAACTGCAGCAACAATTACATCTTTAGGCCAGTCAGCCAGGGGAACAATGCGGATACCTTTGAATCTTTCAGGATTCATATTGGTGTAATCCGCGCCCTTGTGCGGTTTGTCGGTCAGTTCATACTCATAAGTTTCGGCATCTTCTACCGACATGAAAATTTTCAAATCTTTGTTTGCACGGATGGCTTTTGGGATAGCCGAGCGAACAGCTTTCATCTTGGAGATGATGTTTGTGGATGTCAGAGCCTCCAAGCCTCCAACCCTTACAACATGTTCAGAGGCAACAATGCGTGTTAGAATACCATCGAAGTATTCGCTCTCGCCACTGCCCGCTTTTCCGGTTATAAATTCAGCGCCCAGCTCAAAGTCAACCACCTTGGCAAGTTCTGCCAAAAGTGCGGTTTGAACATCCGAAGGAAGTTCGGCGAATACTAAATTGCCGGTGGGCTGAAATGGTCTCCAGATATTCTCGAATACGCGAGGATTAAATGTGGTGAATGCCATCAGATCTTTCGGCTCCAAGTATTTTTCGTCAATGGTAAAATCTCCCTTGCTGTCTGTGTCCACGGGCATCTCTTTGCGCTTCTGCAGCATCCGTCCGGCTCGCAGTCTGGGTATCGAAAATTTCTTAGTTACGTTTGGCTGAACTCTGATGTGTCCACCGGCTACAATCTGATTGCCGGTACTTGCACGCACAAGCAATTCTTCAAGCACCTCTCCGGCATAAGCCGAGGTAATGGTTACCGCCATGGGAAGTATCCCGGCAAGGGGGCTAACAAAAGAGGCTGCAAGGGAAACTGTGGTAAGTCCGCCAATGGTCAATGCCGGGCTGATACCCAACACACCCGCAAACAAGCCTCCAACTACCACGTTGAAAAGCAACATGGTCACAATAGATAGAATAATTTTAAAAGCTTTCATATTGGTTGATAATTTAAATTGTTTTGATTACTTGATTGATTTGCCGCGTGCTACTTGTTTGTCTCGTCGATTTCTCGTTTACGCTTTTCCCAAGCACTCTCGCCTTTTTTTCCATCACCAAGGGTAGCACCCACAGTCTTGCGTGGAGTAAGCGAGGAGAGCATAAGCATGGTACTTTCCGGGTTGTGCTCAAAAAGTTCAATCATGCTCTTTTTTACCGATCCGTCTTCTTTTTCGCTCAGACGACCATCTTTGAAGCAGTCTGCAAGTTCTTTGTCAAATGCCTCACGCTTTTTTGTCTTTTCTGCCAACTCTATGGCATCCAACTTATCCTGCAGTTCCTTTTTTTCGTCCTGCTCCTTTTTTACCTCGGCACGAAGTTGTACCGCCTCCTCCTGCAAGGGCTTGATAGCAGCAATTACATCTTGCACCGTAGCCTCATCGGAGAGTTTTAAAAATTCAATAACTTCCTTCATTTTGTTTTTATTTATGGTTAGTTCTTTTAATAGTCCATTTTTACTTCCATCGGAAAGCTCTATGAGCATCCCCTTTTTGTCGTATAATGCCAAGGCATTGTCATTAGCCCCTATATCCACCAAAGAAGCCTCCTTTGCCTTCCATTTGAGAACGGTCTCATAACGTTGTCCGGGCTTGATGTACTTGGCATCAGAACTCAGCTCGATAGGCTCCACTCCCATGGAAGCCATGCGTATGGTTCCGGACTCAACCTTGGCGGCTATCTTCTGAGAAAACTCATCGGCATCAAATACCGGCTCTCCCAAAATTTTATCCCCTTCAATGCGGATATTCTCCCAATGACCAATGGGTAACACCTGATCCTCCGTGTCTCTCCAGGAGCGATTGTGGTTCCAAAGCATAATTGGATTCTTTTTAAACTGTTTCAGATCTGCTCCGGAAGTAAGCATCCAGAACCCCTGATTGTTCAAGTTCTCATCATGTAGTACAAATGTCTTAGCCATATGCTTTTTGTTTGAAAAATTATTTTGATAATGCAAAAATCCAATTTACTTTCTCACTTAACAAAAAGTACTGCCATTTTGGCATAACTTTTTTTTAAAACTATTTGTTTCAGGTTATTTTGCCCTATCATTTAAAACGGAAATAATGGCACAACCAAAACAAACCAAAGCAGAACGCACACGCAAAAAAGAATTGGCGCAGTTCTTTTTCACAAACTCCAATCTATCGCAAAAAGAAATTGCCGAAAAGGTTGGTATCTCAGAGGTATCGATGAGTCGGTGGTCACGTGAAGGAAAATGGGATACACTTAAAGCCTCTGTTACCATCACCCGCCAGGAGCAACTCAACCGTGTGTATCAACAGATATCTGCCATCAACAATAAAATTATTGAGGAGCAAAAAGGAATACCCACCGGTGCTGATGCCGATGTGTTGGCAAAGCTGGCTGCCGTGGTTGAAAGATTAGAAAAGGAAACATCGATTACCGATGTGGTAAGCGTATCGATGAAGTTCTTGGACTGGTTGCGCAAAATTGATACAGAAAAAGCAAAAGAATTAAGCTACCTCTTTGATGCATTCATCAAGGACCTGCTGAAATAAATAGATGTTTAACTAAATTTTTTGCCCTATGAGTCAAGAAACATACATCGCCCTGAAAGAGTGGGACGATTATTTGAAACAATTGCAAAAGTCTTAATCTTATTTATCAATGGCTACTATACAGGAAAAGCGGAAGGCAGAAAGGGAATGGCAAGAATTTCTCAAGCAGATGCGCGAGGAGACACGCCTGGACGAACAAATGTCCACCGGCGAGATGCTCAAGCATCGCCGGCAATTAGAGGCAAACCCTCTGGAGTGGATGAAATTCTTTTTCCCACAATATGCTACTGCCGACTTTGCACCATTCCACAAAAGATTTATTAAGCGTGCCATTGAAAACAGTGAGTGGTATGAGGTGCTATCCTGGGCAAGGGAACTGGCAAAAGACACGGTTACCATGTTCGTGATGATGTATCTCAACCTGACGGGAAATAAGAAATTCACCTTGTTTGTTTCCTCCTCCTACGATGCAGCTGAAGACTTGCTGCTGCCTTATATGTTGAACTTTGAAGCCAATGCCCGTATAGAGGCTTATTATGGTGAGCAAAAAACATGGGGAAAATGGGAAAAGGGAGACTTTACGGCTAAATGCGGTGCCCGTTACGTGGCAATTGGTGCAGGACAGTCACCAAGGGGAAAGAAAAACGAACAATTGCGCCCCGATTCTATCATTCTTACCGACTTAGATACGGACGAGGATACACGCAATAAGGACACAATTGACAAGCGTTGGGATTGGGTTAATGGTGCACTCATTCCAACGCGTTCGATAAGCAAACCATTGTTAGTTATTTTCTTAGGGAACATTATTGCAAAGGACTGCTGTGTGGTTCGTGCCGGCAGCATGGCTGATAACTGGGATATTGTCAACGTGCGTGATAAAAACGGCAAAAGCACCTGGATAGAGAAAAACTCGGAAGAGGAGATCGACAGAATACTCTCAAAGATATCAACGCGGGCAGCACAGGCTGAATACTTTAATAACCCTCTAAGCGAAGGGGATGTTTTCAAGGAGGAAACTTGGGGAAAATGTCCGCCCCTCTCCAAATTGAAGTATGCAGTTGTATATGCCGACCCCTCCCCCTCTAACAAGGATAAACAGAAAAAAGGATCATCCTACAAGTCTGCATTTCTATTGGGTTATAGTGCCGGTAAATTTTACATCTACAAAGGATTTTTAGAGCAAACTGGCACCGATCAGTTCATCGAATGGTTCTATGACTTGCGCGACTGGGTCAGAGAGAGAACACTCATCTACAACTATATTGAAAACAACTCCCTGCAAGATCCATTTTTCACGCAAGTCATACAACCCAAATTCTTGGAGCTTGGCAAAACAAAGGGATACATCAACCTGACACCTGATGTACGCAAAAAACCGGATAAAGCCGTGCGCATTGAAGCAAACTTAGAGCCTCTCTACAGAATGGGACAGCTTGTCTTCAACGAGCAGGAAAAAGGAAACCCACATATGCAGCGCTTGGTTGATCAGTTTAAAATGTTCAACATGCAATTAAAGGCTCCTGCAGATGGTCCGGACTGCATAGAGGGAGGTGTATGGATCCTTAACGAGAAACTGAAAACCATTGAACCGGGGGATTTCAAAACCTTTTCAAAAAGTAAAAACAGTAAACGCATTTAATCATGTATGTAACGAAAGAAGAAATAAAAACACATCTCTACGACGAGCAGGTGATAAGTATCTCCTCCGGAGAAAATGCAAATCTTGTTACAGCCCTTAATGTTGCCATAGCAGAAGCAAGGGGATATCTAACAACACGCTACGATATTGATAGAGAATTTGAGAAAACAGGTTCTGCACGCAATGAGCTGCTTGTACTGTGGATTAAGGATATTGCTGTCTGGCATTTTGTAAACGTGTGCAACGTAAATACATCCTTAGAGCTGCGTGCCAAACGCCGCGATGATGCCATCGCACAGCTGACCAAAATACAAAAAGGCAATTTTGATATTGCCCTGCCCTTAAGAGTGGATGAAGACGGCAAAGAACTGAATGCAACCCCCTTTGCTATTGGTAGTAACCCCCGCAGACAATCACACATATAAAAATTTCTATTATGGCTAAAAAACAAGCAAATACAACCGCATCGCTGCCCGCTCAGGCTGTCATCAAAACATTAGTGGTAACACCCTCAAGGGTGGATTCTGCCGATATAGGCACCTGGAAGACGGCTCTCAATAATGCCATGCGTTCGGGCGACCGTTCAAGATTTTATGACCTGCTTGACAATGTGATGTTAGACGGGGTATTATCTTCTGCTGTTGAAAGACGGGTTAATAAAATCACCAACGCCGAAATTACATTCCAGGTAAAAGGCGAATCGGTAGAAGAAATTGATGACTTGATAGACACTCCGGAATTTGAGGAACTCATCTCGCAGATAGCACTATCCCGGGCATATGGTAAATCGGTGATTGAACTTGGTTTTACCCCGGACTTTGAAGTGTTTTCTTTTCCAAGGAAAAACATCAAAATCACCAATCTCGAAAAGCCACTCTCGGAACGTAAGCGTTTTATTGCAGCCAAACCAAGCGATAGAGATGGTTACGATTACACCCAGGATGAATTTATCATCGAGTGTGGCAAAGACGATGATTTGGGTTATATCTTCAAAGCAGCTGCTTATGTAATTTATAAACGTGGTGGGTTCGGTGACTGGGCGCAGTATGCAGAAATATTCGGAATGCCGTTTATTTGGGCAACTTACAATTCTGCCGATGAAAGACAGCGCGATATGCTCTTTGATGCGCTTTCAAAAGTGGGTAGTAATCCGGTGGCTGCCGTACCCGATGGTACGAACCTGAATGTGCATGATGTAGGTGGCAAATCAACCGATTTATTTGACCGTTTTAAAAAAGCCTGTGATGAAGAGATTTTAATTGCCGTGTTGGGGCAAACGATGACCACCTCCGATGGATCTTCCCGCTCGCAAGCAGAAGTACACCAGGATACAGAAGAAGGCATTGCACAGTCCGATCGCCGCTATGTGCAGCGCATGCTCAACAAATACTTGGTACCCCTGCTTGTAAAACGCGGCTATCCGGTTAAGGGTGGATTCTTTCTATTCCCCGACCAGGGGGAAGACATCTCGACCAAAGACAGGTTGGATATGGCTTTTCGCATGCGAGGGGAAGGCATTCCCGTGGATGATGATTACTTCTATGAAATCACCGGTATTCCAAAGGCTGAACAAAGTGATCCTAAGGAAAAAAAGGAAGGAAAGGCAAAGAATGATGATGATTCAGATGATCCTGAAGGTACGGATGATCCGCCCAAGGAGAAAAAAGAGACAGAACCGGCTAAAAAAGAGACTACACTGTCTGAAGGTGACAAAAACTGGTTTTTAAAACTCTTGGATGGTTTTTTCGCATACGCCCCGACAAAGGAGGAGCGGGGCTACAAACGGAGCTTATGGACGAGGTTAACCGACTCTATTACGGGAAAGATAACCCTCGCGGATGATTATGCCATAGACATCTCTAAACTCCTCCAGCAAGCTTTAAAAGAGGTTTACGGCAATGCGAAAACGGGCAAGGAACAACCCATAGTTTCCAAACCACTCTTTGATATTACTAACGATGCCCTGCAGGATGCCGTTGAATCTGTTTTTACGCCAGAGTTTGGAGAGAAAAACGAGGAGTTTGTCGCTGAGTTCTCTAAGAACACTGCTGTCTTTGCAGCCTTTAAAAATCACGAACAAACCAATGAATTGGTTGCATTACTGTTAGATGAGGATGGCGATTTACGCTCATTCCGTGAATTTAAAAAGCTTGCCCTGAAGGTTTCTAAAAACTACAACGAGAATTGGCTGCAAACAGAATACAATACTGCTGTTCGTTCTGCTCGATCAGCTGCTAATTATCGCCGGTATTTAGAAACAAAGGATCTGTATCCCAACTTAGAATATATTCAAAGCACGGCAGCTCACCCACGTGAATCACATCTTGCGTATGTTGGTACAATTCTGCCTATTGAGCATGTCTGGTGGGATACCCATATGCCACCATCCGACTGGGGCTGTTCCTGTTCGGTGCGACCAACGGACAAAAAAGTAACTGCAGTACCGGCAGGGGAATTAGTTCCTCCGGTATTTCAAAACAATCCGGGTAAGTCTGCTGAGTTTGTCAAGCTGAAGGAGCATCCGTATGTTAAGAAAGTGTGTCCGGATTTTAATGGGTGCAAACCTGAAACAAACTTGGCTGATGGTGGCGATGAACCTATTTGTAAGAAGATTTGTAAGATAGCGAAAGAGTATCAAGCAGAAACAAAAAAAACAGCCATTGCAAGGAAACGAAATTCTCTTTTAAAGTCAATGACTATACTGCTCAATAGGAACGTAACAAGATACGTCGGTAGTGGAAAGCATATAAAAATAAAATTTAACGCAAAAGGAAACTCGCATGTAGTTAATGACTATCTGAGAGGACTAAGTGGATTTGATAAACAAGAGATGATGATTTTAGATAAATTACTAAAAGATG